CACCGTTGGCAAACTACCCTGTAATTCAACAGGCAGGTTTGTTATTGTTAACACATTTATATAACAACCGTTCAAACAGTAATATAGCAGTTATGCACGAAATACCGTTTGGGGTTGCCCAATTACTTAGACCATATAAGCCATTAATCATGTGACCTATGTTTTATACATACGCCCATATTACCCTTGACACAAATAGAATCTTTTACATTGGTAAAGGTGCTGATAGGCGTATGTTTAGGCGTGATGCAAGAAATCAACATTGGCATAATGTGGTTAAAAAGCATGGTTTTAAAGCTGTTAAATTAGCTGATTGGGATAACTCTAAAGATGCGTTTGAACATGAAAAATTGTTAATTCAATCGTTTAAAGATATTGGGTATAAACTTGTTAATCAATCAATGGGCGGTGATGGCAATGATGCTATTGGTGGATTTTCATTTAAAGGCAGAAAACAATCTGATTTAGCAAAACAAAAATGCCGTTTAGCAAATTTAGGCAAAATTGTTACGCAAGAATCAAAATTAAAAAATGCTTTGAATCACATGAAACAAATAAAAATTAACAATGTTATATATCCTAGTTGGCAGGAAGCAAGTAAAATTACAGGCATACCAACAGGCAGTATTTCGTATCTTTTGAAAAGTAAGCCAACAAAAGGCAAGTGGGTTGGTTATACGGTTGAAAGGGTGATGTAATGGGAATTGTTAGATACGAAAATGCAACAATTTGTGATGTAACCAATGGGGTTGATACTTTTGGTGAATACACTACGACTATTGCCCCTTTATTTACTTCAAGGGCATTAGTTAGTGATGTATCAAACGCATTGCGTATTTCTGAAAGATACCGTATTTATCAAGATTTAGTTAATTTAACTTTTAACTACACGCCTAACATAAAGCGTGTGGTTGATGAACAAGACAAGTTTAGTATTAAATGGCGTGGTAATGATTGGCGTGTTACTGATGTGCGTGAAAGCGATGACCGCATGAAAATAACATTAATGTGTTACAGAAACGACCCTGAAACGACAGTATGAGTACACAACAGAATCCGTCAGTATATGCACAATGTATTCAATATCAGCTATCTAATATTGTTACAGTACCCGTGTATGCTAATTTCAACAGAAATTATGCGACTGAACCGCAATTTTTAACATGGAATTTGCGTAATATTCATCAACCTGTTTATACAGGTCAGACCCAATCAAATAAAGGTATTGACCGCCCTGTATTCCAAATTAATGTTTTTTCAAAAGATATGGATACCGCTTTTAATTTAAGCAATACGATATTACAATCGTTACATGGCTATTCGGGAATGTTTGGCAATCCTGCCACAAATGGTTTTTGGTTAGCTAAAGCTGATGTGTTTTGGTTATACAATACATACGACAATGAAATAAAGTTGCATCAAATCGTACTTGATTGTCAACTTGATGTTCTAACTTAACAAGACAATATCTTTTAATCTTTTTATAGGAATATTCAAAATGGCACTTATTGACAAAGTATTAGCAGGGTATACAGCAACCCTTTATATGCAAGATGATGTGACACCAACCCCATTAACTGATGCACAGTTATCAACATGGACTGCCCAAGTTGCTGACATTGTTGGCACATCCGCAGGCGGTACAGGCACAGCAGGTATGCAAGTACCCGTTGAAGCTATCCCTGCTTTTGGTGCTGATGATGCTGTTGCAAGCTATTCAGTAGCAGGCGCAAGAACAGGTGCAAAGATTACAACACAAAACCAAGTAACTTCAATGAACATTACTTGTGCGTGGAATCCTGCCGACCCTGCAATGCTTCAAATTCGTGAAGATGGTTATGGTGGCGTTAATGTGCGTACTTATGTTGTTGCTGTTTATGACGGCACAGACACAGTTGCTTATGCGTTCAACGCTATGGTTGGCGGTATGAATTGGGATATGTCACCATCAGCCGAAGGTAAATTCATGTTTACATTGCACCCTGTTGGCGGTAACTCATACGGTTGGTCAACAAACCCATAATTTAAATAAGATAGCCCCCGAAAGGGGGTTTTATACAACATGACAAAAATAGATAATAGTAATGACCTTTTAAATTTTATTGTTAGCCATGCCAATTCAGGCGTAAAGAATTGGTTTGGTTTTCAACAACAGCGCATTACAGGCATACATATTGCATATGAAATTGCCAAAGCCCACGCAGATAAAATGACCCCTGAAGAAGTTGCTGAATATGCGTTAAAACTTAACAACGCTATTTTTAACAAACTTGTTAAGGGTGACTAAATGGCAAAAGAAACCTTTACTGTTAAAACTGAAGGGTTTAAAGAATTACATGATGTGCTGTTAGAAATGGCTAATGATATAGGCTATAAAAAAACAGCAAGGCGTGTATTAGTGCCTGCCGTCAAAGCATCAATGCAACCTGTTTTAGAAATGGCTAAAACCTTAGCCCCCTATGATGAAAATAATACAACCACACCCCATTTGCGTGATAGTTTACGATTAAATGCCCGTGTGCCAACAACCCGTGATTTAAACTCAATGTACATTGATGATAATGATGCGGTGGTTGGCATTGTTTCTGTTAAAACTGACAAGCGTGGCATTTCGCAAGAATTTGGGAATGAAAAGGTTTCTGCACAGCCATATTTAAGACCCGCAATTGAATCACAGGCTGAAAGAGTTATACAAAACTTAGGTACATTTCTTACATATAAATTAAAACAATACAAATCAAAAAAGGTATAAAACATGAGTAAGTTTGGTAAATCATTTGGGATTAACACAGCCCAATTACGCACCCGCAAGTTTGAAATTAATGGACAAGCATTTAATGTACGCATCCCTTTGGCAACTGAAGCCGAAGAAATGTTTAAAAAATCAGAAACACCTGACCCTGAACATATTGAAACAAAGTATAAGGAATTAACAAAAGACCTTATGGCTAAAATGGATGTGTTAAAAGGTAAAGATAGTGGTGTTGTTTTTACTGATGACGACATTAAAGTTGGCGACAATTCAATGCGTGATTTGGCAAAAAGCCAAGCGGGTACGGAAGTAAGAATTGTAGAGTCGTTTAAGTTGTTGATTCCTGTTGATAATTCTGATTTTTCAAATTTAACTTATGAAGAAATTAATTCTGAATTCCCGTTGCCTGTACAGCTAACTTTGGTAAAAAAGATTGCTGAAGTAATAAGCCCAAATTACGAGGAAGTAAGAAAAAACTAATTGGTTCTATTCGCCTGCAAACCAAAGCCTATATGGTAGCGAATGGAACAAACCCTGACAATGTAGATGAAGAAACATTTAGGCAGATATGCGTTATGTATGCAGACGGGATGATAGGCAACCGTGTAATGCTTGAAACGCTAGGCAATTTAACTGCGGGAGTTTACAATTACATGAGGTCAAATAATCATAAAGTTTATACTTTGCGTGATATTATTGGCAAAAGTTATGATTATTTATACCCACCACAAGATAATACAGAAACCGTAAATAGTGCGTTATTAGCGTTTGTTAGTCAGGCAAAAGGTTTTAAACCTGATTTGTTTAAAAAGGTGGCGTAATGAATATTCTTGCAAGATTGGGTGTTGCGTTAGGACTTAACACGGCTGAGTTTACCGCAGGCATTGAAAAATCTGAACGAGAATTAAAGCGTTTTGAACGCAACGCACAACAATCACTTAAGCGGGCTGAACGGGCAAGCCAAGAATTAACCGCAACAATGGGTAAACTTAGCCTTGCAGTTGGCGTGGCAAGTTTAGGCATTGGTAAAATCTTACAGAAATCTGACGAAATTGCTGATATGGCAAGTGCTTTTGATTCAAGCATTGGCAGTATTATTGGCATGGGCAAAGCCTTAGAATTATCAGGCGGGAAAGCCGAAGATGTATCAAAGCTATTATCTAAGTTAACGCAATCTGCGGAAGGTGCAAGAGAAGGTAGCGACAAATTACGCATAGCATTTAAAGAAATTGGAATTTCTGCTAAAGAAGTTCAAAACTTAAATCCTGATGAATTATTTAATCGTGTTGCTGAACAGTTGGCAAAAATATCTGACCCTGTTGAACGCAACGCCAAAGCATTTGAATTATTAGGCAAATCAGCCAAAGGCATTGATTGGCGTAAATACACCGCAGAGTATAAAGAAATTGCTGACCCTGATTTAGTGCAAGCTATTCAAACAAGTGCTGAAGCGTGGGATAACATCCAAAAGGCAGTTGGTTCAATGTTTAACTTTGTGGTCAAGTTGATACAGCCTTTATCAGCATTGATAAATGAATTCCTAACATTAGCAGACAGATACAAAGAATTTAAAGAAGAAGGCGGTACAATTAATTTTGACCCAAATAACCCAATGGGTGAGGGTATAGAATTTAAAGGCACAGGGAAACCCGCAAAAAAAATTGAAACACCAAAGCGTGATATTAGTGGCAAAGGTGGTTATAAAGAAGAATCCGCAGAGGATAAGCGTGTTAAATCAGCCCGTGAACAGTTAAAAATTGCAAGTGACCGCAATGCTTTAGAAATTAAGCGTATTGAATTGGAATCACAACGGGCATTTATGAATGAATACGACTACAAACGACAGCTTGAAGCGTTTGAGTTAGAAAAAGTTTCTTTAGATTTAAAGACAAAAATTAATGAATTAGAAAAGCAAAAGAATAAAGAAAACTCAGAATCAACAAAAATTGCTATTGAAGGTTTGCAACAACAAATTGAGTTTGAAAAAGAAAAATCTGAAGCAAAGATTAGAAACATTAATTTAGAACAACAAAATTCACAATCATGGGCATATGGTTGGGAACAGGCATTTAAGAAATTTGGCGAAGATGCACAAAACTACGCTAAAGTTGGCGGGGATATGTTTAACAGTATTGTTGGCAATATGAATACAGCCCTTGATAACTTTGTTAAAAACGGCAAATTTTCATTTAAAGATTTGACCAAATCAATTATTCAAGACCTTATTGCTATACAGTTAAAAGCCCAAGCCATGCAAATGTTTAGTGGCGCAGGTGGATTTTTTAGCAGTTTATTTAGCGGTGGCGCATCA